CCCCCATCCATCTTATGAACTTCATATTAAAGAAGTTTTCATAGGCAAAGGGGTCGGCAACAATACTAATAAGATTGGATATAGAAATATCATCATTTAGATTAGGAGTCTGCTGCCAACGATTAGTGTTTTTTAGAATATCACCAGAGTACGGACGTTCTTTTACAACTTCTTCCCATACACCGGGAACAGTCTCCTCATTAACAACATAACCTATTACGCCGTAAAACTTTGCCATGAAATATCACTCCTATTCAGTTCTTGTGAATTCCCAAGTTGCTAATGTGTTATGTGGGAAGTAATATCCTTCTTTAGGTTCTGCTGTAATTGTAACAGTTGCGCCTTTCTCAATAGCATCCATTGCTCCAGCTGATACCGGTTCATCGTCAGCAAGATATTGAACTCCGGTCTTACTAGGTATAGTTACAATACCTGTAGAGTCAACAAATGTAGGTTCTGTTGGTGTCACTTCTGTGCCTTGATCTCTTAAGAATACTAATGCCGATTTAGGTCTTGTTAAAGCACCTGAGATTCTAGTCTCTATCAAGTACTTATGTTGGTTGAAGTCAATATCAAAGTCATCAAACATAGAGATTTGACCACCCTTATCTGCGCCTAATGTGTAATCGTTAAGATTTACAAATATACCCAATAGTTCAGGTTTTGCCTCCATTACTTCTACTTCAACAATGTCTTTAACTAATAATGCAGATGCTAATTCAGCCTTACTGTTATATAATCTTCTACCTATTTTGTCTTTGATAAGTAGTAGATCGATTAGAATTTGGTTAGTGGTATAAAGGGTTGGTGTGCCAGAACCCTTATAGTTCTTTCTATTTCTAACCATGGTCTCTATTAATGTTGCTCCTGAAATGTTTGGTGCAACTTTCACCTTATGTGCATATAGATCTACGTCATGAGCAATAGGTCTTATGTTTTCTTCGTTAATTTTGTCCGGGTCGGTTATTTGTCGCCCATCACCAATAAGAATTACTCTTGCAATTTCCTCATCTAGCATCATTCTCATTTCCATCTTTATCCATGCGACAACATCTAAATCAGTGATGTCGATAATGTCATCTCTGTCTAGTTTTTGTTTCTTATAGATGGTAGTTGGAGATGTTGTTCTCTTGAATACAGGAAATACTTCCTCAAATTTCTCATTACCCTTAATGTAACCTTTAGCTCTTGCTTCATCTTCAGTTATGTCAGCATGCATTGTTTTTATTCTAGAGAAAGGTGACTTCTTAACTGCACCAAGAACTCCTGCCACCCATGTAGTATCTCTCTTAACCCACTCAGGTGGATTCGTTACTAACTTAGCATCTGGGAATAAGAAGTCTATGTTCTCTATTCCGTACTCTTGTGCGTGTGCTAAGAAACTATCTCTAAATGAACCATATCTTACAGCATCATCTACTATAGCTTTAATTTGGTCATGGCTTAATGTCTCCTGTTGTTCTGTATCTAAATCTTGATCAAAAACGTTTCTCTTCATATTATTGCCCCCTTCATTATTGGAATGTTCTAAAATATCATCTTCGTCCTCATCAGAGTGCTCTATGTCGTCTTCTATTACTTCAGCCAGCATGGCATAGACTACATTCTTTTGCTCCTCTGTTAATGAGTCGAAAACTTCCTGAACTGTTTTACTCTCATTTTGATTCTTATCAGCATGTTCAATTTCGTCAGTTGTTATTTCTAAACCTGTATAGATTATAGCTTCTTCCTCGGAATCAGTATATGAACCATCACTATGAGCAATACTCAAATTATCGATTAATGCCCCAGGATTAGCACCGCTTAGAACTAAACTTACTTCTCTTATAACCCCATGGATTACATTTGCTCCTTTTTGCACTAGATTGTTGGCGAAGATAGATAATGCAGTTATATCACCATGTTGTACTAAGAGTTTGGCATTCTTACCAGCTTGGGTGTCATTGAATTTACAATAAGCATAAACTCCATCATCCCTATTCTCCAATAGAGCATGTCCTAACACATTATCTGGTGTATTGTGTACATGCTGCCAAACCAATGGCACAGTTTGGCCATCGTTATCTTTAAACGCATTAGGTTTTATAGTTCTACCATCAGCACATTTCAAATTATTCTTTGTAGCGTAACCACTAAAGTCGAATTTCATTAATTATTCTCTCCTTTCATAGATTTTTCTTGTTCTTGATTAACCTGGATATCAGAGTTTTCCTCTTTGGCCCTACTAATATTTGGATTTCTTAATTCATCAGCTTTAGGGTCATCCACTGGTTTGAATCCTATCAGCGCTCTTATCTCATTGGATGTTAGGATTTCGTTTCTTGTAAACTTATCAGCTATCTCAGCTAAGTTATTAACTGGTACGAGTTTGAATGGTTCTCTTAAATATATAATCTTTTGTCCTTGTGTTCTTGCAGTCTTAGTAAGAAATGTTCTATTCATAGCATCAGTGATTGCAGCCAAAATAGGTTCAATTGTGCGATTGTAGTAATTCAGCATTTCAGCTTCCTCAGCTGTACCATTAAATACGTTCTCCGTAATACCTAACTGGCTGTATAGCATGCTCGTTAGATATTCGATTTGCGTCATTAAATTGTTTTCAGCTGGTCGGTTTAACTGTGTTACCTTTTCACTACCATCGGTATAAGCTATTCCATATTTAGAACCTGCTAACTGCATCTCTATATCTTTACGTCTTTGTTCTGCTTGCTCTCTACGAGCAGGAGTTTTTATTACGTATGGTAATTGAATAATTAAATCTAATTTACCAGAACCACTCTGTTCATCTATACTATCAAGAAGATTTAGTTTATGAACTAATCGTTTAAGAGTAGAGTTTGGTTCATTCATTACTGCATAAAGTGGGTTTTCAATAATAGCCACGAATTTCTTCTCTAATATAACTTCCTCACGACGTCCTACCCTATCATTATATAATTGAACCCTAACATGCCTCGGATACCACTCAAGAATTTTACCAACCCTTAATGACAGTATATCAAAAGAACCGGATTCGTTTGGGTCAAGCGTAGTGTCAACTGGTACAACTGCAACAACTCCCTCATCAAACATTGACATCGCAATATCCTGAATGAGCGCCCTACCTGATTGATCTATATTGGCTTGTACCGTAAGACATTCATTTAAGTTAGAATTTATAGTTTCGGCATATCTGCCATTTTCATCTAGTCGTATGTGTTGTATGGATACGGCTGCCACATCAATACCTATCCTTGTATATATAGATGATACGATAGACCTCTCGTTACCAAAACGCATTCGCATTCTATCTGGTCTACTACCATAACTTAGACCGTACTCATATTGATGCCCTGTCGGATCACGGTTCTTAAAAGCGTTCCAAGCATGTTGTAATCTACCAATAAAATTATTTACCATCAAAACACCTCCTTTTATTCAAATGCATCTTTATTCGCTTTATATGCGACATAGGCATCCATCAGAGCAGCAACACTGTCGATCTTCTGATCTGCACGAACTTTAAACAATTTCCTATTTCCATTGGTGTCAACTAATGTTACAGCATTACCCATACAGAACACCATAAGTTCTTCATCAAATAATAACATTCTTTCTTCAGCTAATGTTTTTAATTCCCCCAATGGTACGGATTCTGTTCTCGCTCCTTGTATTACTTTCTCAATACCAAACGGACCATTTTCCATTTCCCATCGTTCAACAAACTCTTTTGCATTGTATGGGTCAAACCCAAAACATCTAACATCATAACCTTGGTTTATTATATGGTGGTCAAGATCTTCATAAACTTCCATCATGTCTAAAAGCGTTCCTTCCATGACTATAAGGCTTCCCTCATCCATAAACTCGTTATACTTAAGCCTCATAGCTCCGGGTAATTTCTTAAGAGTTAGAGATGTAATATAACATCTTGTCTTAACGCCAAATGAACCATCTTTAAGCGGAAATAAGAATGTGAACGCACAGAAGTCATCACCTCTCGATAAGTCTGCTCCTAACGAACATGGTAGTGACCAGAACGTCCTTGGTCTATGTGGTAGCGTTTCCTCATAGGTAAAGAAGTATGTGTATCCTTCCATAGGTATCCCGAATCTCTTTGCTAGAATATCGTTACGTGCGGCCGGTGCTTTCTCGGCTCTTTCGACGTCTAAATGATAGGTTTCATAGCTGACGGTTTTTCCTAAGTTAGGATTAGCCTTCAACCACATTGCAGGATCTGCCACTTCCTCAACATCATCTAATTTATAATACCAGATAGAAACATGAGGATTAATGTAGTCACCTTTTAAGATGTCAAGTAATTCCATTTTGATTGTATCGCCAATACTATTACGTACTGTCCCTTCTGAGCTCATAGCTATGATTAAGTAATCATCCATCTTGGATGCTCCTTGCTCAATTGCCCCAACTACATCCTCTCTTATGTCACCGGATAACCATTCGTCTATTGTGGATACCTTAGGTCTGAGACCTTGAAGTTTATCTATGGACATCGGCCTAACTTCTAACAATGAACCAGTAAGGAAATTTTGAATACCTTTTTTAGTTGATGCTAGTTTCACTCTATTAGCTCTTGAGCCTGTTGTATTCTGTAAAGATCCCTCAGTTAAGAATTTAAATAATGGCCCACGAGCTCTTGTTATTGCGGTGTTGATAGGAGACATAATCTCATCGGCCTGTCTCATGGTGGGTGCAGTTGTTATTTGATGAGTTGTAGACGTATCAACATTCAAGAAGTAATTGTGAATACATGAACCATACATCGACTTAGCCGCCCCCCTGGCCACTATCAAATATTGCTTCTTTGTTAGTCGCTTTTTAAGAAGTTTTTTGACATATCGACCACCACGGTTATCTGGATAAGGCTCGTATACACTTCTCTCGACGAAGTAGTACCATCCGAAGATTTGTTCTGCCCATAATTTAAAAGTATCCAATAAATATAAATCAGAACCGTCGGTTAGTGTTAACTCATTTTCACAGTAGTCTATAAAACCTTCAACAGCGTCAATATCGTAATAGACCCCAGGGTTTTCTATGAGTGCGTCTATTCGATTCATCTCCATAGAAATTTCTTTACATACAGGAATGTCTCCATTCAAAACGGCTTCTCTAAATTCTCCATAATATTTTGGAACGGATTTATTGCATAAAGCCATATCTATATCTTACCTTTAATAAAGTTGTCAATAGGATCGACAATTGTTCTATCTATAACTCTATCCACAACCTTATTCCCAACTTTAGATAAAATAGAACTTGCAATTTTCATACCCTTATTCTTCTCCTTAGCTGTTAATTGCTTATATTGTTTCTCCATTTGTAGTCTATTGATTCTTCTGCGTAATTCATCATCACTCATACCTTTTGTGGGATTTGTTTTTTCTTTTTTTTGTGTACGCTTCTTTTTCTTATCTAAGAATTTACCTTTATGACCTTGGCCCTTAGGATAGGGTTGGTATCGCCTTATACCCCACTTCATCCCTAAGACACCATAGTGCTGTAAACTTGTGTTTTTCTCATCTTCTTTGTGATATAGTGACTCTATTGGTTCTTCTGTGCTTACTTGTAGTTCATTTGGATCCGTATTAAACTTGTCTCTCTTTATACTATTATATTTTAGTGAACGTATGAGTTCTTGTAAATCCCGCTCTTTTCTTAAGCGTCTTATCAACTCATCAAGCTCCCTGTCACTTGCGCTTTTTATCGTTTTGGTTTTATCAGCCAATTAAATCCCCCCTTCAACTTGCACATTTAGACGCCACTCAATTTCCCTAATTTGCCTTTCCATCGCGTCTACTAAAAAGGCATTTGTTGGTGGGTCAAACAGTAATCGAACTTTTAAATATATATATGTTTTCACTGCCTCTAAATTTTCCCCCGAAATATAATCATTCCATTGGGTTGTGTTATCCGTTATGGAGAAACCACTCTTAGGGCCGACACCTATTTGTTGGAGGTTCAAAAATATAGTGTTGATATTCGTTATAATGTCAATATCGAAATGTGTATAATCAGATTCTATTCCTAACATTTTTTTAATCGTATCGAGAATACTTTC